TTAGATAGCGCCACTAGTAAACTTTCTCCAGTCAATGGCGTTCTTAATAGTAAATGTTCTATTACTAATTTGTCTTATTGTTCTATCTAAAAAATCTACAATAGTTTCCAAGTATTTAACTTTTTGATTCGCTTTGATCCATTCTTCATCTGATTCGATATATTGCTGTACATCTGCTTTTAATATTTTTAAGTTAAAAGGTTTTAATTGATATACTGCTGGGTCTGCCTTACCAGTATAGTATTCCCACTTGTCTTTCTTTATTCTAGTAAAATCGTCTTGCGCTCTAGTTAATAACAACTTAAACTTTGTTAAATGTTTTAAATATTTGTTATGTAGTTGAGGTGTCTTTAATGATTCTAAATCTAATTCAGTATCATTAATTTTTAAATCTTTGTCTGCTAATTCTTGTAATTGTTCTAAATCCATAATATATCCATAATAACACAAACCGACTAAAAAGTCAATGTTTATGAGGTTGTTATTGTCGTTCTACTTGCGTTTGATGTCGCAAAATCGTATAGTTTATATTCAAAGGTTACCGTTGCTGTTAGGTAATCAGTATCATTTGCTTGTTGATTATATTGTAAAGCAGATAGTGATATAGGAAACAAATCACTAAATCTAACTTCAGTAACAGGATTGTTTTTACTTGTTAAAATGTTTAGTGTTGCGTCTGAAAATATAGCACCAGTATTAGGAGCGCCAAACTTTGATCTTCCTGCGTCAGGCAATACACTACTTTTAGATGTAGGAAACCTGTCTGCCCCACTATCTAATAGTTTCTTAAATTCTTCGTGTCCACCAGGAAAACCTAAACCTCTTAACCAACCGTGTATCTCTTGGTAGTTTTCTAAATTTTCATCTACTAGAAATGTCATAGATAAAGGTTCGTATTGTAGTTTTTCACCAGGTAAAGGTATGTTTCTAAATGGTGTAGGTTGTGTATAGTTATCTGCTAGACTAATACCAGGTAGATTTACCTGTGTACAAAAATATTCTACTTTAGGAAGTTTAATTATATTAAATTTAAACTTTGTAGGATCGGCATAATCCTGTTTAGTAGGTTGCCTTCTATATGAGTTTGTAGTAGTCATACTACTATTTATCTGTTTCTTTATCTACTTCTTCCCACTCTTTTGTCTGTGATTCTGTTGCTAATTCACGCTCTTTATCAGTAAGAGGATTGTTTTCTGCCTCTTCTAGTTTCTGATTTATGTTATCTTCTATTGTGGGTTTTGGGTTTAAGTGGTTTAATGTAATTGCTAAACATCCTATAAACAAAGATATTGCAATTAATCCAATAACAATCTTCTTAATTTGTTCAATCATACATTTATTTATGCCAAAAAAAAGGGGCGGTTTTGAGGCCGCCCCTTTAAAGTAATCGTCAAACAACGATCAACCAATATTACATTATGTTAGCAACTTGTACTCTTTGGTAGTATCTGTTACTATTTGCAGAACCAGAGTGGTTTACAGCAGTAGCAGCACCTGATTGAGCACCAGTTTCAGCAAATGGGTTCGCAACTAAACCGTATCTAGTTTTGAAACCAATTTTTGGTTGGAAAGTATCTTGTCCAACTGCTCTTACCATTTGTAGTGGTACATATGGGCAGTAGAAAATACCAGCGTCATAAGGTGAAGTACCTTTGTAACCGACAACGTAGTATTGTTTCGCAGCTGAATTAGCTGAGTATGGATCAATATATACTTTGTATCTTCCGTTTAGAGTACCAGCAAAAGTATTACCAGTATCGTCAACAGATAGATTGTTGTTTAATGCAGGAGTGTAATCTAAAACACCAGCCATTTGAAGAGCACTAGCAACGTCAGCAGAACAGATAATCATATTACCTTTTCCTCTTCTTGTTCTTTGTGCAATTCTATTAGCATCTCTCTCTAATTGGAACATTAGTCCTTTGAATCTCTCAACTGACCATCTTCCGTTTGAGTCTGTGTCTAAATCAAAGATACCAGCTGTAGTTGTGTTAACAGCAGCACCTTTTTCTGCATTGATGTAAATTGTTCTTACAACTTCTCTATTGATTTCCGCAAGGATTTCAGCAGATAAGATGTTTGCCAATTCCGTTTCAGCATCTAAACCGTGGATTGCTTTTAAGTCTTGAGCAAGTTCCATAGTGTATTCTGCCTTTAACGCTCTGCTTCTAGCAGTAACCGTAGATTTCTCAATTGAGAAAGCCATCTCAGCAAACTGATTTCCAGTAGCATCCCCTAGTGCTTCAGCAGCAGCAGTTGTCATACCTTGACCTCTACTATAATCTGTTGAACCAGCAGCAGCGTCATTTAATACGCCTGGGTTTGTTCCTGAATGATCTGTAGGAGTAGCACCTGAATCAGCACCTTGACTTGAGTCACCAGCAGCGTTTCTGCTAGAGAAGTCTGTATCTGCTTCATCAAATAATGCTTCGTTTCCTGTTTGTGAAGTGTATCTACTTCTCATTGCAAAGATAAGACCAGTTGGTCCAGTCATTGGCTGAACACCAGCAATATCGTATGCGATAAGATTTGGCATAGCTCTTCTAACTAGTGAAATTAGGATTGGATCCCAATTCGCTACTGAAGAACCAGTAGAGTTTGTAGGAGCTGCTTCGTTTAAGAAACCAGCGTCCTCTTTCATAGCTCTTTCTTGGTTTTCCAAGATAGTAGCTGTAACGGCTCGTCTGTAAGAATCCGTAACTTTTGGTAAGTCAGGGTGTTCTAGGACAGGCTGCCATTTTTTTTCGTATTGTTCTGATAAATACATTTGTTTTTATCTCCCTATTAGTTAGACAACTTAATGTCTTTTGTTTTACTTATAGCGGCACTATAAGCAGCCATTGCATTAGTTAAATCCTGAGGTTGCTCAGCATTTGACTCTGCCGCCACATCATCTATCTCACTAGTTGATTCTTTTTTACCAAAGTAACTTTCTTTAATAGTAGCAACTTTAGTTTTAAAATCTTCTTCGTTTGAATATTCAACTTCTTCGGCAAGTTTATTGAATTTTTCTTTTTGAGTATCAGCTAAATCTTCAGACGCCTCATCAATGATGTTTTGTCTTTTGTGTTCGCCATTCTCTTTAGATAATTCAACATTCTTTTCAATTGATTCGTTAAGTTTCTTTTCTAACTCCTCAATTTTAGAAGATTGATCTTCTAATACATTGTATTTTTCGTCTGGAACATCAATATAATGATCTTCAAATAATTTTTTAAGACCACTAATAAAGTCCTCAGCGATTTCACCTTTGATTCCTCTTTCTAAAGCAAGTTCGTTTTCTTTCATCCACTCTTCCACTACATAAGCAAGGTAAGAGTCAACTTTTTCTACTAACTCATCTTTAGATTTTGAAGTTTCTTCGGTTAATTTCTTATCGTAATCTGCCTGCATTTCTTCAGCGATTTCTTTTACTTTAGATTTAATCGCAGTTTCAAATACAACAGCAGCTTTTGATTTAAATTCTTCAGATAATGAATCTTCTCCAGCGATAAGAGCGTCAACGTGTTCTTTTACGTCAATCTCTTTTTTGTCTTCTTTTTCTTCTTTCACCTTCTCGTCTTTTTTATCAGTTTCGGCTTCTTCTTTCTTCATTTTTGAAGCGTTCATTTTACCGTAACCTTCTTCTTTTTCCTTGCCATCTTCTTTTGACTCTTTTTTAGCGTCATCTTTTTTGTCAAGGTACTTTTTAAGACCAGCAGGCATTTCGCCTTCTTTGATTTCTTTATCTTCCGAATCTTTGTCAGTTTCTTTTGCTTCCATTGCTTTACCAGGCATTTTATTGTCTAGTGTAGGCATTGGATCAGGTGCACCTTCTGATTTTTGAGGTGCTTGCCCAGAAACTTCTTTAACTTTTTTTGTTGCGTCAGGATTGCTGTCTGTTGGTTTTACAACAGCAGGACCTAAATCTTCAGCGTCATTCTTTAACGGTGAAGGCTCAGCCGCCACAGCATTCTTTTTAGGAGCGTCTGGAGCTGTTGCTTCCATCACTTCTTTTCCTGCTTCA